AAGTCGGCGAGGGCGGCTACGTCTACGCCGAACCGGGCTACCACGAGAACGTGGCCCTGCTGGACATCGCGTCGATGCATCCCACGTCGATCGAGAATCTCCAGTTATTCGGCCCGTACACCAAGAGATACAGCGAGCTCAAGAATGCTCGTATCCTGATCAAGCACAAGCAGCTCGTCGAGGCCAAGAAGATCCTGAACGGGGCGCTGGCTCCATATCTGGACGACGACTCGAACCTCGACGCGCTGGCCTATGCACTGAAGATCGCACTGAATTCGACGTACGGCCTCACGGCCGCCAAATTCGACAACCCACTCCGAGACCCCCGGAACGTGGACAATATCGTCGCCAAGCGCGGCGCGTTGTTCATGGTCGACCTGAAGCATTTCGTTCAGGAGAAAGGATACACCGTTGCCCACATCAAGACCGACTCTATCAAGATACCGGACGCCGACGATCGCATCATATCGGACGTCTTCGAGTTCGGCAGGAAATACGGCTACGTATTCGAGCACGAGGCGACCTACGATCGTATGGTGCTCGCCAACGATGCTGTGTACATCGCCCATGACAAGGACGGATGGCACGCAACAGGGAAGCAGTTCCAGGAACCGATCGTATTCAAGACCCTCTTCTCAGGAGATCCTCTTGATCTCGAGGATGTCGCCCAGACACGCTCAGTTACTACACGAATGTTTCTTGAGTTCGGTGAGAACGACCGCAAATTCGTCGGCCGCGTCGGGAGCTTCCTTCCTGTTGTGCCAGGCACTCCCGGAGGAGGTCGACTGGTTCGAGAGAATCACAGAACTGACAAGGAGGGGAATGAGGTCATTTCCTACGGCGATGTCGGCGGTTGCAAGGGTTATCTCTGGATGGACTACGAGGACGTCCAAGACAACTGGCGTGACGTGTACGACGATCGATACGGCCGCGAGCTCGTTGATGCTGCTCTTGAGCAGGTGAGGAAGTATACGGACATCGACGCCTTCCTAGCCGCATGAGTCGCGAAAGGGGCAGGGCTTATAATGAGACCCCTTCCAGAAAGGAACTGACCATGTCCTGCCCCTCCCTCGCCCAGCAGAGCATCTTCTCCCTCTTCGCCGACAAAGGTGTTAGCCTCGCAGTTGCCTCGTACGCATACTACTCCGTACTCGACTTCTGCCGCCAATACCACCCTGACGCGACGAGCGAGGACATGCTCGCGATGGCCGAGGACATCTGCGACTCGTACTAGACCATCTGAACAACTCACCTCCTAGAACCCAACCCGGGTTCTAGGTTTCTCGAAAGGAATGAACATGGACTCATATATGCCCCTCGAACCGGATGAGCCCAAGAACCTCGCAGCGAATCTCTTCACGTGTCATATCCGCAAGTGTTCGTCAGAGGATCTCGAGGACTTCATCAACTGGGTGGAGTTCCACCGTTCGGAGTGGACCGACGATGAGCTCGAGCGGTACCGTGAGAAGATCGAGCATATCTCCGAGATGATGGAGGGCACCGAGGGCTGCATCTTCTCGTGGCTCATGAAGATCCGGCATTACCTTCGGGAGGAGAAACAGGCTCGACAACTCTGCCGCGAACTCATCAAGAACAAGCTCGTCATCGTCGACTGAAAAGGGAACGAACAATGACCGCTTCAGTTCACGATGGCGCCCAGACCGCTGGCGATATTCTCTATGGTTACCGCAGCTACCTGAGGGCCGAGATGGTGAACCTCACCGACAAGGAGATCGAGGACCTGATCAAGAAGCTCAAGAAGTGCGCTGACAACAGCCAAGGCCCCAGGAGGCACGAGGAGGTCAAGGGACTCATCGATATCTGCCGCAACGAGCTCGACGAGCGGGATCTTGTCCGCTGCCTCGTGCAGGCGGGTCTTATTGTCGGGATCAACAATGTCGATGCCCCGAAGGGGGACTGAGATGATCTGCAAGAAGGACGCTGGGGACGGCAAGGCCTTCTGGACGGCGGCCACTGCCGACCGGGTTATCCTGCCGAATGGGGAGAAGGCCGAACGAATCACCTACGAGCCGACGGGATGGTATCTCCTCAGCGCGGATGATGAGTACTGGCTCTACCTCGTCGAGGGAATTGATCATGTCACCTGCACTCCTGGTTCTCGAATGATGGCATATCCTGTGGGGCAGCCCTATGCGATCTACGACAAGTCGAAGTACGAGTACGAGCTCAAGGACGGCAGCATCGTCATCAAGGAGAAGGCCAAGACGGAACTGTGTCCGTCTCTCACGGTCCTCTATCGGAGCAAGTCTGGTATGGTCTTCATGCTGGATGATCTTGAGGATCAACTCCAGGACGTCAACGATGAGGGGTTGACCTCACTCCAGTACGAGCTCGACATGTTCCGTGAGGACTTCGATGATTTCCTCATTTCCAAGCAGGTAGACTGGTTCGACAGACTGTACGATACCGTCTCGGCTGAACTCGACGCCCGATGGCTGCTGAAGAAGCTCGAGGAACGCCATATCGTCCGAATTGATAGGAGCTGATGAACTACACGCTCTACTCGCCGCCTCATATCGTCGACCAGGTTCTGGTCCAAGTCTACCATACCTTAGAAAGGAACGAACAATGCCCTCGAATACTTACACCATCAAGAACGCCAAGCTCCTCTTCCGCAATTTCGCGGGAATCCAGGACCGCTTTGGCAATTCCGCCCGCACCTTCTGCGTCATCATCCCGGACGACGCCGTCGAGGATTTCCAGCGTGAGGGATTCAACATCAAGACCCTGAAGCCTCGTGACGAGACGGAGGAGCCCCTGCCCTTCATCAAGGTCAAGGTCAACTTCGGGGGGCGTCCTCCCAAGCTCGTATCCATCCTGGGCAAGACTCGCACCCTGCTGAACGAACAGACGGTAGGTGCCCTCGACTTCGCCGATTTCGAGCGGGCCGACATCGCCATCCGTCCATACCACGGTCGTACTCGAGCTGGCGTGGAGTTCTGCTCGGCATATCTGGACAAGGGCTTCTTCACCATCGTCGAGGACGAGCTTGAGGCCATGTACGCCGAGGAGGAAGACGACAAGGAGGTGCCGTTCTGATGAATCTCGAAGTCAAGCTCTTCATCCCTCGGCGTATTGTCTGCGAAGCGGCCAAGATCACCGAGGAGAATCTTCAGAAGATCAGCAACTGGACATCCGGAGACCGAGAGGTTCAGCGGAGTATCTACGAGGGCGCCATCGGCAAGTGGGTCGTCCGTCGTGGCGACGCCAAGTTCGAGATCATGACCGAGGGACAGCTCTGGGGGCTCTACGAGCCGATCCTGCACTGACGAATCATATCCACGGAGGGCCCTGGGGGAGGCTCAGGGCCCTCCATATCTTACGAAGGGAACGAACTATGCTCAAGAGACTCTACCTCCGTCTGTCCGGGGAGCGCACCTACATATTCGACATCAACGAGACGGTCCACACCGAGAAGGGCGACGAGGAGACCTGGCTGGTCCGCGTCGAGCCCAATGACCTCGGTGTCTGCGAGGTCGTCATGAAGTCCACGGACTGCATATTCGACGTCATCGAGAACGAGACCCTGGTCGCCCAGAGAATCCAGCCGAAGGAGTGGAACGTCATGGTCCACGCCTGGCCCAGCAACGGTCACTGGGAGCTCAAGGGCTCCGTCGACTGGCAGGACAACGGGGATCTCCTCGTGGACAACGGGTACGGATCCCAGTCATATCTGCCGGCTCGCATGTGCGACTTCGACGTCGACGAGGAAAATAGAACCATTACGGTTCGTCAGAAGGACTGAGGTCCTGTTTTTCTGTATTGTACTTGTGAGAAGGAGCGAAAGATGACATTCACACTCATCCTCGAGGACGGCCGAGAGGTCAAGAGGAAGATCAAGGACTTCGGCTACGAGGGCGATATTGCCGACCAGGACCCCAACGCGGCAATGGTCGTCACGGAACTGGACGACAACCTGACATATCTGCCGCTGTTCATGTTCGTCTGCGATGAGTGGACGGACGACGAGATCGTTGTGAGGGTCGACCGGGCATGAGAGCATTCACCGTCGAGAAACTCGTATCGAGCTGGATCATCCGCAAGGACCACGACATCATCGGAGTGGCGAGCAGCTTCGGAGAGCTAGTCGATGTTCTGGAGGATCTGAAGTGAGCAAGGCAGTACCGTCCACTAAGTCCTACAGGTATTTCCGCGAGGGTCGCATCTGGTCCAAGCGGAAGAAGAAGGACGTCCCGATTGACGAGTCTCGCTTCGGGCAGCCCTGCGTCCATTTCTTCGTCGACCGCAGGATCCAGATGCGTCTGCTGGACGAGCTCATCTGGGAGCACTTCAACAGCACCGAGATCCCACCTTATCACGAGCTCCGCCATATCGACGGGGACGACTGGAACTGTGCCCTGGACAATCTCGAGCTGGTCGACCTGAGGGAGGAGTTCGTCCCGATCGAGAAGTGGCCCGATTTCGGCGTCAGCAAGATTGGAGAGGTCATCAATTTCACCACCAACCACAGGATCGCCACTCGGTTCCGAGAGGATCGCGATCAGATGGTCGTCTCATTCCGAGCAGGGGGTCAGACTCGAACCATGTTGCTCAACACGGTCGTCTGGACAGCGTTCAACGGCGAGATCCCCAACGGCCACCATATCGGCTACAAGGATGAGGACAAGGAGAACTGCTCCCTGGACAACCTCGAGCTGCGGAAGGGTGATGGAAAGGCCAAACCTTGCAGGACCAGGTGGGATCCTGATGAGAACAACTTCATGCCCATCGACTACTACGTCCACATGGTCGACGGAGTGAAAGGAGCTAAGGAGAGTGGTATTCCACAGCACTGCCGAGTCATCCAGTGAGACATTTCGGGACTCGGTCGTCGATGACATCGAGGTGAGTGACCTCGGGAGGGTTCGGCGTATCTCGACCGGTCAGATCCTGGCCTCATACCGTCGGCCGAACGGGTACGTTCAGATCACGATATGGGACCGTGGGATCAGACGGACGAAGTACGTCCAGAAGATGGTATGGGAGGCCTTCAACGGCCCTCTGGAGCCCTTGCAGAGAGTTGCACATATGAATGGCGACCGGACCGACAACAGGCTCTCAAATCTCTTCCTGGAGTCCCACAGCGACTCGATGAAGAGGGCGTGGGACGCCAAGAGACGACAGTGGGAGCATATCTACCAAGGAGTTCTGTGGTGAGCGAGTACAGGAGCCCGCACAACGACGGGCACGAGCCGTATATCCTTGTGTGGGAGTACGGAAGTGAGGTTCGGAAGGCTGAGTTCACCGAGAGGTGGGCCGAGTACGAACCGGATACCGGATGGACCGTATGGTATTTCCGTCTTGCTGACGGTAAGGTCATGACATTCCGGGCTCTCGAGTGGGAGCAGAGGGACGACGTCAATCATCTGACTACCATTTGGATGCAGCCGTGCAAGAGCAAGGAGAGCTGATGGAAGAGAAGCAGGAGGCCGAGCGAATCAACTGCATCACCGACAGGATCGTGTTCGATGGTCTCGGTTACGAGTGGATCAAGGTCTCGAATCCGTTCGTCGATATCCAGACTCGGAGTCACTGAGTCTTGGGTCCGGTTGATCTGTGGCCTCACCAGGTCGAAGCTGTGAAGAACCTGGGAAATGGCTGTATATTGACTGGGAAGCCGGGCTCGGGGAAATCCGTTGTCGCCCTCCAGTACTACGTCGAGAGAGTGCTGGGGGTGCGGCATCCGGCAGACCTGGGCCGGAGGCTCGCCGAGGGGCCCCGTCTGGTCATAATCACCACCGCTAGGAAGAGGGACGACCTCGACTGGCAGGGAGATGTGGCCTTGTACGGGCTCACACATTACACAACGGTCGATTCCTGGAATAACATCAGCAACTACCGCAACATCCGTGACTCCTTCATCATATTCGACGAGCAGAGAGCCATCGGGAACGGCAAGTGGGCGAAGACATTCGTCAAGATGGCCAGGAACAACGAGTGGATCATGCTGTCGGGCACTCCCGGGGATAATTGGCTGGACTACTGCCCCGTATTCGTGGCCAACGGCTTCTTCAAGAACCGTACCGAGTTCGAGAGGGAGCACTGCCAGTTCAATTATCGCGCCGGCTATCCTCGTCTTGAGCGATATCTCGGGCAGGGGAAGCTGCTGAAGCTCCGGAATCGCATATTGGTCGACATGCCATTCGTCAAGAAGACGATCAAGAAGCGGACGGACGTGCCAGTCCCCTACGAGGAGAAGCCATATCGTACGATTCTGAAGTACCGCTTCGATCCGTACAAGGAGGAGCCTATCAAGAACGCCGGAGGCCTCTGTCATGTCTTGAGAAGAGTGACGAATGAGGATCCTGTGAGACTTGAGGTAGTGAGAGGGCTATGCGAGAGGCATCCTCGGGTCATCGTCTTCTACAACTTCGACTACGAGCTATTCATGCTGCGGTCGCTGGGGGATATTCTCGGAGTACCGATCGCCGAGTACAATGGCCACAAGCACGAACCCTTGCCAGAGGGTTCTCGCTGGGTGTACCTAGTGCAGTACACCGCAGGGGCCGAGGCATGGAACTGCACCACCTGCGACACCATGATATTCTTCTCCCAGAACTACTCGTGGAAGGTCATGGAGCAGTGCGAGGGGCGAATCGACAGGCTGAACACTCCTTATTCAGTCCTGAACTACTACTACCTGAAGAGCCAGTCGCCCATCGATCAGGCCATTTCGAGAGCGATTCGGGTCAAGGAGATCTTCAATGAGAGGGGTTTTTACGACTCTTTGAGGTGATTGTTGTACCACCCGTTGTACCACTTGGTGCGACGGGTGGGCAACGCTTCTGGTGTTTGTGTGACTGGAGTGACGCATGCGATTGGCCAGTTTTTTGGCCAGTTTTGAAATCGGCCAAAATCTGTAGTGTACTTGTGCGCCAAATTTGGCCAGTTTTTGGCCAATTGGCCAGTTTTGAAACGGGGTTGGCCACGGATCTGGCCACCACTTTTCGTTGCAATTGCGCGGTTTTACCCCCAATTTGGCCAATTGGCCAGTTTTGTTCTGATTACCAGGAGTTGAGTAAATTTTCTTATATATAGAGAATAAACAAGGTTCGCCTGGCCACTGGCCAAGTATTGTACATGCACTGTATTGTACATGCACTGTATTGTACATGCAGTCCCGATGCAAGTCTCAACGACATGTACAATAGACCGCGTCGCAAACATGCATCCTAATGAAGGAGATGGGCCTTCTATATTTTCGACCCCTCTTGCTTCACCACAGCTCCCACGGCTGGCTGAAACTACGCCACCTCAACACCGCATAGAACACTCAAACAACTTACGAGTACCGACACATGCGGCGCCCCGGCCAGCCGTGGGTATAATTCTTGATTCGAGGATAGACCCCATGCTCGAACGTGACTACCAACGCGGACTCATATCCAGGATCGAGGAACGCCTTCCTGGCTGCCTCATCCTCAAGAACGATCCGAACCACAATCAGGGCATACCCGACCTGATCATCATATTCGGATCCAAGTGGGCCGCACTCGAGATCAAGCGGAGTAAGGACGCTCCGCACCGACCCAACCAGGACCATTTCGTCGATAAGCTCGGCCAGTGGTCCTTCGCTTCATTCGTATACCCGGAGAACGAGAAAGGAACGCTTGATGCTCTGGAACACGCACTCGAGGCTGGAGGGCCTCCACGCATTTCTGAGTGCCAGCAAGCACAGTTGGGTGAACTACGACGACGCCAAGCTGGGCGAGGCATTTCGGACAGCCCAGGCGGCAGCGATGGGGACCAGGCTTCACGCCCTGGCCGCAGAGCATATTCGCCTGAAGCTGCGGATGCCGAGGAACAAGGCCACCTTCAACGCCTACGTGAACGACGCCATTGGCTACGGTCTTGACCCAGAGGTCGTGCTATATCACAGCGAGAACGCATTCGGGACCGCCGATGCCATCGGCTTCGACGAGAAGAAGCGCCTTCTTCGTATTCATGACCTCAAGACCGGTGTGACCCGCGTCAACATGGTCCAGCTCCATATCTACGCAGCCCTGTTCTGCCTGGAGTACGAGAAGCTGCCCGGCGAGATCGACTTCGAGACTCGCATCTACCAGAATGACGATATCCTGGTCGACAAGCCGCAGCCCGATGACATCGCCCATATCATGGATAAGATCACATGGTTCGACAAGCTCATCGAGGAGATCAAGTCTGAGGACGCCTGAGATGGTCATATTCGGATTCCGAGGAGGTGAGGCCCATGACTCGTGATGAGCTGATGCACTACGGCACCAAGCGCCATTCGGGTCGTTACTTACCCATGGGGCTCTGGTAAGGATCCATATCAGTCGGCTCAGGGCTTCCTCACCGAGAGGGACAAGCTCAAGGCCCAGGGCATGTCCGAGGTCGATATCGCCAAGGCCTGGGGCATGAGTACTACCGAGTATCGTGCTCTGAACAGCATTGCTCGTGCCGAGAAGAAGGCGGGCGATATTTCTCGAGCATCCAGGATGAAGGACGCCGGTCTTCCCAACACGGAGATCGGTAGACGCATGGGACTCAACGAGTCCAGCGTCCGTGAGCTTCTCAAGCCCAACGCGTCATTTCGCAAGGATGAGATCACCCGGGTCAAGGACATATTGGCCGATGAGGTGAAGCAGAAGAAGTTCATCGAGTACGGTCTGGGAGTCGAGCAGAACCTCCAGTGCTCGTCGACCTCTTTGAAGACCGCCGTCGAGGCCCTCAAGGCTCAGGGATATACCACCCACGACGTCAAGGTCAAGCAGGCCAACAGCGATAATTACACCATCCTCAAGGTTCTGGCGCCCCCCGGCACCAAAGCCGCGGATATTCATGCCCACAGAGAGAAGATCCGCACTCCCGGTGTCGTTGTTGACGAGAAGGGCATATTGTCCACCGGCCTCAAGACTCCTCGAGCCATATCCTCGAAGAGAGTCAGCGTCAAGTACGCCGAGGACGGCGGAACAGACATGGATGGCGTTATTCTGATGCGCCGTGGAGTCAAGGAGCTCAGTCTCGGCGGCTCCAACTACGCCCAGGTGCGCATTTCTGTCGACGGAACGCACTATCTCAAGGGCATGGCCATGTACTCGGATGACATTCCGAAGGGCAAGGACATCGTCTTCAACACCAACAAGAAGAAGGGTACACCCATGATGGGCGGCAAGGACCACACGGTCCTCAAGCCCATGAAGGATGACCCCGATAATCCGTTCGGTGCTGTTGTCAAGCAGAGGATGTTCAAGAACCCCAAGACCGGCAAGAAGGAACTGAGCGCTCTCAATATTGTGAACGAGGAGGGTAAGTGGGATTCCTGGTCCCAGTCCCTGGCCTCACAGTTCTTATCCAAGCAGTCACCCAAACTGGCCAAGCAGCAGCTCCAGCTCACCAGGGATGGTAAGCGCAAGGAGTTGCAGGAGATCATGTCGCTCACGAATCCCGTTATTCGCAAGCGTATGCTCATGTCATTGGCCGATGACTGTGACTCGGCTGCGGTTCATCTGAAGGCGAAGGCTCTACCCGGCCAGGCTTCTCAGGTCATATTGCCGATGCCCCATCTCAAGAAGGGCGAGGTGTATGCTCCTAACTACCCTGACGGTAGCGTTGTTAGTCTCGTGCGTTATCCTCATGGCGGGACTTTCGAGATCCCTACGCTCACTGTTAACAACCGAGGCAAGAAGTCGAGACATATTCTTGGCAATGCTCGGGATGCTATTGGGATCCATCCTTCTGTCGCTGAGCGCCTTAGCGGTGCTGATTTTGACGGCGACTCCGTCCTGGTAATTCCCAACAAGGGGAAGACCAAGATCCGATCAACCGCCCCACTCAAGGGACTCAAGGGCTTCGAGCCCAAGAGGACATATCCCGGGTACAAGGGAATGAAGCGGATGTCGGATACTCAGACCCAGATGGGTAAGGTGTCCAATCTTATTACGGACATGACCCTGAAGGGCGCCAGTGCTGATGAACTGGCCCGTGCCGTCCGCCATTCCATGGTGGTCATCGATGCCGAGAAGCATAATCTTAACTACAAACAGTCCGAGATTGATAACGGCATCGCCGCTCTAAAGCGGAAGTACCAGGGTGGCGCTGATAAGGGTGCGGCTACTCTTATCTCCAGGTCCAAGGGCGTCAAGTACGTCCCCCATCGCAAGCCCCGTAGTGCGGCGAAGGGCGGGCCATATGATCCCAAGACTGGGAAGAAGGTCTACGAGGAGACCGGCGAGTCCTATATCAACAAGCAGGGCAAGCTGGTCAAGAAGCAGACCAAGTCCACCAGGATGGCCGAGACATCTGATGCCAGGCGGTTATCTTCCGGTACCCTGATGGAGGGTATTTACGCACAGCACGCCAATGAGTTGAAGGCCATGGCCAACGATTGCCGGAAGCGTGCATTGGCTACCCCGTCCATCAAGAGAAACCCCCGTGCCGCCAAAACATACGCCCCCGAGGTTTCATCCCTCCGGGCCAAATTGAACAGGGCCCTCAAGGAGAAGCCCCTCGAGCGGCAGGCACAGCTTGTGGCACAAGGAGTTGTGCAGAAGAAACTCGATTCAAATCCAAATCTGAGCAAGAAAGAGCGCGCCAAACTGGAGGCCATGGCCATCAAGACGGCCCGTGATCGGCTTGGTTATAATCGAGCTGGAACACGGATCATCCCCACACCTCGTGAGTGGGAGGCCATCCAGAAGGGTGCTATTTCGAACTCGATGATGGAGCAGATCATGGCCAACTCCGATCTGGACACCATCAAGAGCCTTGCTCTGCCCAAGCAGAAGCTTGCTCTTGCTCCTCATCAGCGCTCTCGCATCGACTCGTTGCGCTCTAACGGCGCTACTACAGCAGAGATCGCTGACTCGCTGGGCATCTCAGTAGCTAGAGTCAAGGAGTACTTGCATGGCTAGGAGAAAGCTCTCAGAACATCACCCACAGACCTCTAATGGAGGTGCATAGGCCATGCTACGCCTAGCACTGACTACTGAGGACAATCCTTACGATCCTTTCGATGAGTTCGACGAATGGTTTGCATTTGATGTGAGTCAAGGCTACCACACCTGTGCCTACCTAGCACGGGTCACCACCACCAGCACCGAGCTCTCCGAAGCGGATCAACTCGAAGCGACGAATGAAGCGATTCAAGAGATTCTAGAACTCAACTTGACTGGAAACTATCAAGTTGTTGAACGAGAATTTTGACGAATTTTCGTCCATTTCGTCCATTCTGAACTTCGAAAGAGGGGGGATAGGGTCCGCAAAAAGGCCCACCCCCCGTCATCGGCCCGCACCTGGCATTTTCCCCGGAGGTGCTTTTGGGCAATATGAACCGGGGTTTCGGATAAGGCAGGGCGGCATGTGTCGTTGGGGTCTTCTTGCGTTCGTTCCTTTCTACCCAACGAGGGGTACGCAAGTCGCCCTGTCCTACCTGAAACCCCGGTTCATATCCAGTAAAGGAACCCGGAACAGGAGAGAACTCCGTGGCAAGGGCCAAGAAGTCACCCAGAGGACGGGCCGCCACTCCGGAGCAGCAGGAGAATCGACTCATGTCGCTCGCAGTCCAGCGAGCCGAGGAGATGCTACTGGACGGCACGGCCCCTCCTTCCATCATCACGCACTACCTCAAGCTCGCCACGAGTCGTGAGAGGCTGGAGCAGGAACGGATCAGGGCCGAGAACGACATGCTCAAGGCCAAAGCCGACGCTCTGGCTGCTTCAGCACGAGGCGAGGAGGCCTACAAGGAGGTTCTCGAGGCGTTCAAGTCCTACGCCGGAGGAGGTGTGGGTCTTGAGTCGGATTCGGACCTATAGTGAACTCTCTCGCATCGAATCCTTCGAGGATCGGTATGAATACCTGCGTCTCAATCAGGATCCAGGTGATCAGACCTTCGGTTTCGAACGGTATCTGAACCAGACCTTCTACCACTCAACCGAGTGGCGCCAGGCAAGGCAGAAGGTCATCCTGCGAGACGACGCATGCGACCTCGGGGTCCCAGGTCACGATATCTACGACAAGATTCTCGTTCACCACATGAACCCGATTCGGCCTGAGGACCTCGAGGGAGAGTTCAATCCCGACATCCTCGACCCCGAGTACCTGATCTGCGTGCGACACGACACTCATAACGCGATTCACTTCGGCGATGCGAGCCTGTTACCCAAGCCTCCTGTCGAGAGAACGCCGAACGACACAATACCCTGGAGGTGACCGTGGCTAACTCGATACTCAACGACATCAAGAAGGCCCTCGGTATCACTGAGGACTACACGGCCTTCGATCAGGAGATAATCCTTCACACCAACACGGCGATCATGTTCGCGGAGCAGCTGGGTCTGCCCCCCTTCAAGATCACCGGGAAGGCGGAGACCTGGGATCAGTATCTGGCGGGCATCACGAAGAATCTCGAGGCCGTCAAGACGTATCTGTACTTGCAAGTCAGACTCGTCTTCGACCCACCTGCTAATTCATTCGTAGTGACGGCGATCGAGAAGCAGCTTCAGGAGTACGCCTGGCGCATCAACATCCAGAAGGAGACTCCATGAGCGACACACTCGCGCACTACGGGGTCAAGGGTATGCGCAGGGGCACACGGAAGAGTCGTGAGGAGCGGAATGCCGAGCGCCGCGCCAAGTATGAGGCCAAGCTCAAAGCGAAGTACGGCATCGATGATGTCGGCAAGATCGAGAACTATCTCAAGAAGCGCAAAGAGCATGCTGAGAAAGTTAAGAATTGGCGCCTGGCGAATCAGCGCAATCGCCAACTGACTGCTACTGAGCGCCGAGAGAAGTACTACGGCGAACTGGACCGCGGGAAGCTGGGCAAGACATACTCCACGGACACCACACTCGCTGAGGCCGCACGTAGGTTCTACAAGAAGGGGCACAATAAGCGTATGGGTCACTCAGAACTTATGCATTTTGGCGTCAAAGGAATGAAGTGGGGCGTTCGCAAGAAGCGAATCAAGGATGCGAAGAGATGGACGTCCAAGAAGCAGGCCAAAATAGATGGTATGTCCGACGATCAGTTGAAGAAGGCTAACAACCGACTTCGACTGGAGAAGGAATACAAGCAGCTGACCCAGACTAAGCTCGAGAAGTACCGCAAACGGGTAGGGAAAGCCGCCGAGGAAGCCGCCTTCAACACCTTGCAGAACGCACTTCAGAAGGGTTTCAAGTCAGCAGCCAGCAGGGGTGGGTCCGCGGCTATTAAGGGCGCCAAGCGGTTCAAGCACTCGGAGACAGGAATGCCTGAGAATATTTTCTTCATTGACGAGGACGAGGTCCTCACTCACCACGGCGTCAAAGGCATGCACTGGGGCGTTCGCAAGCAGCGACCCTCCGGAGGCGCAGGCCCCGCCAAGAAGCGCAAGGGTCTTTCGCGTAACCAGAAGCGCGCTATTGCTGGAGCACTCGGTCTCGCTGCTGGAGTCGGTACTGGTATTTATCTGCGCAAGTCGGGCAATGGCAAGAAGCTAGCTGGACTGGCAAAGAAGCAGGGAGCCGCTGTTAAGAAGTTCGCTCAAGGCAAAGGCCGCAACCTCGGCGCCCAGGCTCGAGTCAAGAAGGCTCAGGCCAAGCGCTTCGCCACTGCCAAAGGGGCGACCGAGAAGCTTAAGACCACCAAGGCCGGTAAGTACGCCGAGGCTACCCGTCTCGGAGCGAATGCTGCCAAGTTCAAGGCGGGAGCAGCTGCTCGTAGCGCCGGATACAAGGCCAAGAACCAGGCCTGGAAGGCCGGCAACAGCGCTCGCAATGCAGCCAAGGGCGGAGCCAGCGGTGTGAAGTCGGCGGCCGGATCCGCTGCGCGCGCAGCGAAGTCCAAGTTCGGCAAGAAGGCCCCGAGCAAGGCGCTTTCCACCGCGGTTCGCTCAGGAGGAGCCGGTCGGCGTAAGCTCGCCGTTTCCGGAACCAAGGTTGTCAGCGGCGGGAACAAGACTCTCGCTAAGAACCTTGCGAAGATCGGCGCGGTTGGTGTAGGAGCCCACGCCACTGGGGTTGTTGCGGGTCGCGCGGCGGCTAAGGCGGCTGGAAAGAAGCTCGAGTCCACCGGTAAGCGCAGGCGGGCTCAGAAGCGCCGCTGACTATGCTGTCGAATACCGCTACCCCGCGATATTATGCAGAGTTCCGAGACGATGTCCTCGCAGGTCGAATACCGGTCTGCAAGGAGATCGAGATGGAGATGAACAGGATCGATGATCGGATTCACAATCCCGGTTTTTATTACGATAGCGACGCTGTGGAGGGATTCATCCGCTTCGCGGAAGCGGAGATGACTCTCACCGACGGATCCGATCTTCGATTGCTCCCCAGCTTCAAACTCTGGGCCGAAGAGATCTTCGGCTGGTGGTTCTTCACCGAGCGATCGGTCTACGTCCCCAACAAGACGAATGCCGGCGGCCATTTCGAGAAGCGCCGGGTGAAGCAACGCCTCATCAACAAGCAGTACATTATCGTCGCCCGAGGCGGGGCGAAGTCGCTGTACGAGACACTCCTTCAAGCCTATTTTCTGACGATCGACACGTCGACCACTCACCAGGTGACGACCGCGCCGACCATGAAGCAGGCGGAGGAGGTCATGCAGCCTTTCCGCACTGCCATCACCAGGGCCAAGGGCCCCCTGTTCGATTTCATGACGCAGGGGTCTCTTCAGAACACGACCGGCAATCGAGCGCTTCGCCAGAAGCTCGTCCCCACCAAGAAGGGGATCGAGAACTTCATGACGAACAGTCTGCTCGAGGTTCGCCCCATGTCCATCGACAAGCTTCAGGGTCTCAGGACCAAGATGAACACGGTGGATGAGTGGCTGTCCGGCGATATTCGAGAGGATGTCGTCGGTGCCATCGAGCAGGGGGCTTCCAAGGTCGACGACTGGCTCATCCTGGCCGTGTCCTCCGAGGGCACTGTCAGGAACTCGGCGGGCGACAACATGAAGATGGAGCTCCTCAACATACTGAGGGGTGAGTACTCGGATCCGCATACGTCCATCTTCTACTACCGACTCGACGACCTCAAGGAGGTCGCGGATCCGTCGACATGGCTGAAGGCTCAACCGAATCTCGGTGCGACCGTCTCCTACGAGACCTACCAGCGAGACGTCGAGAGGGCGGAGCACGTACCCGCGGCCAGGAACGATATTCTGGCCAAGAGGTTTGGCATTCCTATGGAGGGGTACACGTACTTCTTCACCTACGAGGAGACTCTGCGGCACAACCGTCAGGACTTCTGGGGCATGCCGTGCTCCATCGGCGTCGACCTCTCGCAGGGCGATGACTTCACCGCCTTCACATTCTTGTTCCCCCTCAGCCGGGGCAGGTTTGGAGTTAAGACGCGCTGCTACATCTCCGAGCGCACGATGCTGCGTCTTCCGGGAGCTACTCGTCAGAAGTACGAGGAATTCCTCCAGGAGGGCTCGCTAATGGTGCTCGAGGGTACGGTTCTTGACATGATGAACGTCTATGAGGACCTCGAGGCGTTCGTCGCCTCCTGCGAGTACGACGTGCGCTGCCTGGGGTTCGACCCCTACAACGCAAAGGAGTTCGTGACTCGCTGGGAGAACGAGAACGGCCCGTTCGGGATCGAGAAGGTGATTCAGGGATCCCGGACGGAGTCCGTTCCTCTAGGAGAGATCAAGGACATGGCGGAGGATCGCAAGCTCCTATTCGACCAGTCCATGATGACCTTCACCATGGGTAACGCAATCACCCTGGAGGATACCAACGGGAACCGCAAGCTCCTGAAAGCCCGACGGGAGAACAAGATCGACTCGGTCGCCGCTCTGATGGACGCCTGGGTCGCATACAAACTCAACAAGGACATGTTCGACTAGGAGGTGGAGGTCATAGGACTGCGAGACAGACTACAGCACGCCTACAACGCCTTCACTGGCAAGGACGTCAGCCGGTCGACCCTCGGCCCTTCCTACACGGTACGGGCCGACAGGCTCGCACTCGGTTGGACAGCCGACAAGTCAATCATCTCGTCCCTGTTCAACATGATCGCGATCGACGTGTCCGCCACGCCGATCCGACATGTCGACACGGCTCAAAATGGAACCTTCATCGGAATTCGGCGCTCGGCTCTCAACGAATGTCTGATGCTCGAGCCGAACCTCGACCAGAACGGTCGTGCCTTCATCCAGGACGCTGTGCTGTCCCTGTTCGATGAGGGGGTCATCGCCATCGTCCCGGTCGAGTCCGATCTGGACCCGAGGACGAACAATAGTTTCGACATCAAGCAGCTTCGAGTCGGTAGGATCACACAGTGGTTCCCCGAGAACGTCGAGGTGGAGGTTTACAACCAGGCCACCTCGAACAAGGAGCGGGTGATCCTGCCGAAGCGCACGGTGGCCATCATCGAGAATCCTCTGTACGAGGTGATGAACAAGCCCAACTCGACCCTCAAGCGACTGAGCCGAAAGCTCTCGATGCTGGATCTGGCCGACGAGAAGACGTACACCGGCAAGCTGGACATCATCATCCAGCTCCCCTATGTCGTCAAGACCGAGGCCATGCGCCAGCGGGCTGAGAACCGGATCCAGTCCATCGAGGACCAGCTCGGCAAGGGTGGACATGGGATCGCCTACACCGACGGCTCCGAGAAGATCACCCAGCTGAACCGCCCGGCGGAGAACAACCTGCTTGATCAGATCAAGTTCCTCACCGCTGAGCTCATGAGTCGACTGGGTATTTCGGAGGACGTCTTCAAGGGTACTGCGACGGAGATCGTCTGGACGCACTACTGGAACCGGGCTGTGGAGCCTGTGCTCTCAGCACTCGCCGATGGGATGAGTAAGGCCTTCCTTACGAAGACTGCGCGCACCCAGGGCCAGGCCGTGCAGTACATCCGCGACCCGTTCAAGAACGTTCCGCCGAGCCAGATCATCACGTCCCTGGACACCATGCTCCGGGACCAGGTCATCACACCGAACGAGGCCCGTACGAGGATCGGCCTTCCGCCGTCCCCGAACGAGCAGGCGGATCAGTTGCAGAACCCGAACATCAACCCGCAGATGGGCGACACATCCCTGGACGGCGAGGGCGATGTCGAGGACTCCGGTCCTGATGTTCAGTCAGTGCTCAGCACGCCGATGAGCCAACTCAAAGGAGAAGGATGAAGTTCGACTTCAGTGGCTGGGCCACTAAGAACGACCTGACCTGCTCCGATGGACGCACTATCAAGCATAACGCGTTCAAGGAGAATGACGGCCAGCGTGTGCCGCTCGTGTGGCAGCACGGGCACAATGCCGTCGACAACGTTCTCGGGCACGCACTGCTCGAGAATCGAGATGAGGGCGTTTATGCCTACTGCGCTCTGAACGATACTCCGGCGGCCGACAATGCCAAGGAGCTCGTCAAGCACGGTGACGTCAAAGCTCTCTCGATCTACGCCAACCGCCTCGACCAGCGAGGGGCTGACGTTATTCACGGCAACATCGTCGAGGTTTCCATGGTCCTGTCCGGGGCCAATCCTGGTGCCTTGATCGACAACGTTGCTCTGGAGCACTCGGATGGTTCATGGACCGAGTCCGAGGAGGAGGCCATCATCTACTCGGGCCTCACGCTTTCGCACGATTCCGGAGACACAACGGAGGACACAGAATCCATGGGCAAAGACGAGGCCTACGACGAGGACGACCTCACGGTCGCCGACGTCCTTGAGACCCTCGACGACGACCAGCGTCTGGCTGTTGCGGCCCTCATCGAGGAGATCAGCGGTGACATTGATGACGATGAGGACTTCGACGACGAGGAGTTCGATGAGGACTATGACGAAGACTACGAGGAGGACGCCGAGCACGGCGACTCTGGGGGTGATACTCTGATGCATTCCAACATCTTCGAGGGCGATGCTCGCCGGAATGTGGGCCCGCACCTCTCTCACGCCGATGAGGAGCAGATCTTCGCCGAGGCCCGTATGCCCGGCATGACGCTCCGCACCGCCGTCCTGGCTCACGCTGCGGACTACGGTATCAAGAACCCGGAGCTGCTGTTCCCGGACGCCACCAACCTGGACCCGGAGCCGCAGCGCGTCATGCGCGAGAACTCCTGGGTCTCCAAGGTTCTCCAGGGCTCCAAGCACACCCCGTTCTCCCGCGTCAAGACTCAGTGGTCCAACCTCACCGCCGACGATCTGCGGGCAAAGGGCTACGTCAAGGCAAGCCGGAAGAAGGACGTCGTCTACGAGATCGCCAACCGGAAGACCGAGCCGACGACCGTCTACAACAAGACCAAGATCGACCGTGACGATGTCCTCGACATCACCACGTTCAACGTGGTCGCCTGGATGCAGCAGAACCTGCGCTACTCCCTCGAGGAGGAGCTGGCCCGCGCCGTCCTGATCGGTGATGGTCGTCAGGTGTCTGACGAGAACAAGATCAAGGAGACCAACATCCGCCCCATCTGGACGGATGACGAGCTCTTCTCTCACAAGGTTCTCATCGACAAGGACGCCAAGACTCCCGACATCATCGACTCGGTCCGTCGGAGCCGGAAGTTCTACAAGGGCTCCGGTTCTCCGGTCCTGTTCACCACGAATGGGTTCGTCTGTGACATGCTCGAGATCAAGGACCTCAATCAGCGCTACGTCTACGAGACCAAGCAGGCCGTTGCTAACGCCCTGAACGTCACGGACGTCATCGAGGTCGAGGTCATGGAGGGTGCCAAGCGCGAGGTCGGCGGCAAGACCCAGAACCTGCTCGGCATCATCGTCAACATGCAGGACTACACCATGGGCTCCGACAAGGGCGGTGAGACCTCGTTCTTCGAGCAGTTCGACATCGACTTCAACCAGCAGAAATACCTGCTGGAGGCTCGTTGCTCAGGCGCGCTGACCAAGTACAAGTCCGCGATCGTCATCGAGAAGGCCACGGCCTGATTCGGTCAAAATGGCAAGATTCTTCGGAAGCATAGGCTACGGACACGCTGTCGAGACATCTCCCGGCGTGTTCGAGGACAAGATCACGGAGAGGGAGTACTACGGGGACGTCAATCGCTCCCAGAAGCAGTACGACGGAGAGGCGAAGGTCATCCAGAATCTCCGCCTCAACAACGAGATCTCCATCGTGGCCGACTCCTACGCCGAGGAGAACTTCTTCGCCATCAAGTACGTGAGGTGGATGGGGGCGCGCTGGGTCGTCACGAATGTGGAGGTCCGTCGCCCCCGCCTCATCCTCAACCTCGGAGAGGTGTACAATGGCCCAACGCCTTGAGTTCCACAACAAACTCATCTCAGCGCTGGGCTCGAGGAACGTCTACTTCCAGCCCCCGGAGTCCGTCCAGCTCACCTACCCGTGCATCGTGTACGAACGGAGTCGAGCCGACTCGAAGTTCGGCGACAACGCCAATTGGATGTACACACCGCGCTACTCGGTCACCCTCATCAGCAGGAATCCCGACGAGCCGGTGCTCGATGTCCTTGCGGCCATGCCGATGTCTACCTTCGAGAGGCACTTCGTGGCGCACAATCTTCATCACGACGTGTTCAACATCTACCAAGGAGTATAGATGGCTGTCCTGACCTGGGACGAGACGGGCAAGAAGTTCTACGAGACTGGTGTGGACCGCGGTGTCCTCTTCCCCGTCGACCTGACCACCGGTGCTTACGCCAAGGGCGTCGCCTGGTCCGGTCTCACCAACGTCACCGAGACTCCGAGCGGCGCGGAGCAGACTGACCTGTACGCCGACAACATCAAGTATCTCTCCCTGACCTCGGCCGAGACGTTCGAGGGCAAGATCGAGGCCTACACCTACCCGGACGAGTGGCTCCAGTGCGACGGCTCCGCCGTTGTCGACAAGGTCGTCATCGGCCAGCAGGACCGCTCGGCCTTCGGCCTGGCGTACCGCACCATCAAGGGCAACGACCAGAAGAAGAACAACTACGGCTACAAGCTTCACCTGCTCTATGGCCTGAATGCCTCCCCTTCTGAGCGCTCCTACGCCACGGTGAACGACTCGCCCGAGGCGATCACCTTCTCCTGGTCCTTCAAGGGCACTCCGGTCAACGTGACCGGCCACAAGCCCACCTGTGTCGTCACCCTCGACTCCACGGTCGTCGGCAACAAGGGCATGACCGCCATTGAGAAGCTGATCTGGGGCGACGGTGCTACCGAGTCCAAGCTCCCGACTCCCGACGAGGTCATTGCCGCCGTCAAGGACGCGGTCTGATGACTCCCACGGACCCTGTGATCCGCTCCGGGGTCCGTGGTGACTTCCAGGGAGGAACGAATGCTGACGGTTCACGTCGTCGGGGATGAACTCTACGACGAGGATCGCAACGAGTTCATCAACGGCTTCGAGGGCGACCTCGAGCTGGAGCACAGTCTCGTCGCTCTGTCAAAATGGGAGTCCAAGTGGCACGTCCCGTACCTCGGCAACGAGAAGCTCACCCCTGATCAGGTTCTGGACTATGTCAAGTGCATGACCCTGAATGAGATAGACCCCGTTGCCTACTCGCACCTGACTCTCGAGAACATCCAGGCCATCAAGGACTACATCGAGAACAAGATGACGGCCACGACATTCGTCGAGGTCGAGGGATCCAGTCCCGATCGAGGGGTCGTGACGTCGGAGCTCGTCTACTATTGGATGGTGGCTCTACAGATCCCGTTCGAGTGCCAGTACTGGCACATCAACAGACTACTCACGCTCATCCGAGTGTGCAACGCGAAGAACCAACCCGATAAGAAGATGTCGACCGCCGCCACGCTTCGACAGAATCAGGCTCTGAACGCGGCGAGACGGGCCAAGTACCACTCACGAGGTTAGTATGCCTGGTGTAACTCCTCTACTTCACACCACTGTGCGGGGAGAGTCCAGTCCGTTCAGCACGGTCTACATCTCCCCGACCAACGGGGTCACCGACGCCTCCGTCACTCTCGGCCCCAATCCGAACTTCGAGCTGGACGTCGCCTTCTACGCGGGGTCCCAAGCCTTGCTCAAGGTTGTCCGCCTTGACGGAACCTCGGACCAGAAGATGATCGACCTCAAGGAGTCGATGCCCGAGAAGGTCGTCTGGTTCAACTCTAGGGCTGCCTCCGGATACGGGACATTCGACACTAGTTGGAAAGAGATCACCTCCGGGAGCGGAGCTGGCTCGTATCAGTATCGCGTCATGGCCGGATTCGTGTTCATCCGGATCAAGGGCGACGGCTGGCAGCAGACCATGTTCAACGGCAACATCAACGAGAACCGCCGCCTGGTCGACATCCCGGCCGGTGCCCAGGTCAAGAGCCGAGTATCGTTCCCCCTCCCCAAGGGAGATGGAACGATTGACGGATCGGTGATCGAGATCTGGCCCAACAACACCGTGACTTTCAACATTAAGGCAGTGGGGGTCCGAACGGTTCCCGTGGTCTTCGCTCCGATAGAGAACTCCAACGGCTAAAAAGGTCAAAATGACTGTATCTCAATACGCAGCATCTTGCGCCAGGTACTATGCCGACGTCGCGGATGTCGGATACTCGCAGCCGGATCGCTGGACTTTCTATGATCAGTCCGATTGGGACGGCTGGCTTACTCAATCTCCCGCCAATGCGGACTGCTCGGCTCTCGTTGCCGGCTGCTACAACCTCGCAGCCCACCATGAGTGGGGCGAGCCCTTCACCGCCGGCTATTTCCCCCGGTCGACATGGACCGGATCAATGCGGGGGGAGTGCCTAGCTCGGAACTTCGCCGACATCTCCGACCAGTGGACTGGCAACGAGCCCGATGGCGGATTCGAGATCGGCGACATCGTTCTGTCCGAGGAGGCCTCGGGTGGTCGCGGGCATGTTGCCATGGTCACGGGTCTCGGACCGACCATACTGTCCGAGGCATGGATCGCCGAAGACGGTTCGATTGACGGATACCTCGGCGACCAGACCGGTAACGAGGTCCGTTCCATCGAGTACAATCAGCATCCATATACTCAGGCCGCCGCTTGGACGCACTGCCTTCGTAGGCGGGACAACCACGGCTCCAGTGCACCGTCCCACCGCGAGGAGAACGGTGCGGCCACTTCTATCCAGGATGCGGTTCTCCGTGCGGCTGACGCCGTCGGTTGTCCTTGGTGGGCCGCCCTTGGCGCGCTCAAGATGGAGACCGGCGAGGCCGGAGCCAATATTTACGGACACGACGCCGGAGGAGCCTGCTCCGGCTGGGGCGAGGTGACGAAGGACAACTTCCTCAACTACTTCTGGCCCATCGTCTCGGAGTGGGGCACCTCGAACGGCGTCGGTCCGCTCCAGGTCACCTATAACGGGTATTTCATCAATGACCCGAATCGGGAGTGGTGGGACCCGCAGAAGTCCTCCGAGGTCGGCTGTTCCATCCTCAAGGGGCTCATCCAGTCCGAGGGTGATTCCTACGAGGACCTCAAGCGAGTCGGTTCTCGATACAACTCTGGGTCCGCAGACGGGGCCTATGAGGCTTACGGCATTCCGTTCTCCGAGGCATGCCGCTACTGGTACGACAAAGGCCGTCCGAGCCAGGGCTCGAGCGACGGCGGAGAGGAACTCGAAGTGTCATACGCTACCGATCTTCTCGCTGAGATGAAGGATCGTCTTGTCGAGATCTCCGATCAGACCGGTGCCGGCATCGCTGGTCGTCGTTTCGACGGCCCGCTCGTCGGCTGGCTGAAGGATATCTCCTACAAGCAGGACAAGCTCCAGAAGTCTCTCGACGAGATCAAGGACAAGCTCGGCGAGAGCAAGTGAGGTCGCCGTGCCTTACTGTCATGTGAAGGGCGACATTCCGCCGTTCGCCACCCTTACCGTCGACCCCGATGACGGTCCGACTTACATTGACACCGCGGGCGAGAACGGCAAGATAGACGGCATGGTGTGGTTCTTCCGCAACACCAACGCTCGTCTCTTCCTGGATGACCAGGGCTGGCCTGCCACGAAGACGGTCAAGCTCTCCGAGGACGACATCGCCGACGTCACCATCAAGAGCAACCGTCCCGCTGGCGGCGGAGGCGGGGGCAATGGGAACGTCATGATCCTCGGTCGTGAGGAGCAGGTCCCCGCCGGCACCCCGCCTAACACGGTTATCGTTCGAAAGGTCTGATCATGGCGTCTCCCATGAAGGGTATCGCAGTCTCCAAGAATCCTGACGAGAAACTGAGTGTTCCGTCGGCCGCAGGAGACTGGGCACTGCTCATCGTGGGCGGTCAGCTCAACCACATGCAGGACTGTACGCCAGACGGGTGGACTGGGAAGTACGCCGAGGGCGAGGACATCCGGTCCTGCACCGTGGCCGTCAAAATGGTTGCGAATTCTGCCGACACGCAGAACGTGGCGTGGAAGTCCAAGAACGCAACCTACGCTGCACGCTGCTGCGCCACTTTGATTGTCCTTGATGGGACCAAGGTGAAGCAGCTCGTGCCACGTACGCCGGAGAAGGAGTCGACGGGCTGGCAGAACGGGCCATTCCCGCAGATCACCGGGTTCGTCCAGCATGACGTGAACACGGCGGCGGTTGGCAAATTCCCGGCCAATGTCGAGTCGATCACCAATGGCGCTTGGGGGAAGGCCACAGACAAGTCCTGGTCGTCCCTCGTCGTCGGATACGCACAGTCTGCATACGCACCACCGACTGATGCCGGCATCAAGGTTCGATTCGGAGTCGACGTGCGCCTCAAGGAACAGAACGACTCGCTCGATCCCACTCTGGCCGACGGTTCCAAGATCGGTGTTGTCGTCTGGGACGGGGCCAAGGAGATCGGGACGCTAACGATGCGAGCGATTCCCGAGGGGGCCAAAACGATCACCGAGCTCCTCAGGACTCCGCATTTCATCGTGGCACATCGTGGTGGGTCATTGTCCTGGCCGGAGCACACCGAGGTCGCATACACGCAAGCCGTCGACTACCACGCGCACGCGCTGGAGTTCTCGGCGGCGAAGAGCAAGGACGGCGTCTGGTTCGGTTGCCACGATCAGAGCATGAAGCGTCTCGTTCCCGCTCTGACCAAGAAAGCAGACGAGTACACCTGGGGCGAGATCAAGGCCGAGGCGTCGAAGACTCAGTACATGCCCGCCAAGCTGGACTGGCTGATCGAGAAGTACAGCTCCACCCATGTCATCGTCTTCGATCCGAAGTACAAGATGGCTCAGTGGCGAGAGGTCTGCGACATGTTCAAGGGCATGGAGCGAAAGGTCATCATCAAGGCATACTTCGACTCCAAGTGGATGTTCGACATGGTGCGAGCCCGCGGTTTCAAGACCTGGGGCTACGCCTACAACTCGGACATCACGAAGACGGCCTACGCGGACTTCCTCAAGGGAGACGTCTGCGATATTCTGTCCATGGAGTTCGATGCGCCCCAGACCACGTGGGATCCAATCAAGGCATCCGGGCTACCTACCGTTGCGCATATTCCCGCCACCGCCGACAACCTCAAGGTCGGATGGTCCCGAGGGGCTATGGGCGCCATTGTGGCCGGTATCGCGGCCTCCTGCGAGAGGGCCGCATGAGTCCAGCATTCGCGCTGGAGATCGATTCGAGGATGGATACGGGGAAGTGGCTCGAGAGACTCAAAGAGGGCCACTTCTTCGATTTCCTCGATGACTGCGGACAAGCCGGGGTGGCTGCACTAGCCGCTGCTACTCCGGTCAGGTCCGGGTACACCGCATCCAGCTGGTCCTACGAGATCAAGCGGAGCGCGAACCGAGTCTCGCTGGTCTGGAACAACTCCCACGTGGAGCAGGGTGTCCCGATCGCAGTCATATTGCAGTACGGGCATGGCACCAGAACCGGTGGCTATGTCCAGGGCGTGGATTATATAAATCCGGCGCTCAGGCCTATATTCGACAGCATCGTCAAGCAACTTGAAAGTGCGGTGAGAGGCTAGTGGCGTCCATCGAGGAGCGGGTGGTCTCGCTCAAGTTCAACAATGGCCAGTTCATGAACGGGGTTCAGGACTCCCTCAATGGAGTCAAGAAGCTCGAGGAGGGTCTGGCATTTCGTGGTGGTGTCGAAGGGATCAATCAGGTCTCCGCGGCCGCTAAGAACCTCAATTTCTCGGAGGCCCAGGCGGGTATTGCTGAGACAACGAGCAGATTCTCGGCTCTCCAGTCGATCGCGTTCGGCGCACTCGCCAGCATCGGCGGCAAGATTACCGAGATCGGCTCCTCGATGCTTTCGAGCTTCACCGTTCAGCCGCTTATCGACGGCATGAAGGAGTACGAGCTCCAGCTCAACTCGGTTCAGACCATTCTCGCAAACACGGCGCAGAAGGGCGAGACGATTCAGACCGTCAATGCGGCTCTGGACCAGCTGAACACATATGCGGACCAGACCATCTACAACTTCGGTGAGATGACGTCCAACATCGGTAAGTTCACCGCTGCCGGTATTGGTCTGGATGACTCGGTCGCATCCATCAAGGGCTTGGCGAACTGGGCCGCCGTGGCCGGAGCCAACTCTGAGGCCACCTCGAGGGCCATGTACCAGCTCTCGCAGGCCATGGCCGCTGGCACGGTCAAGCTTCAGGACTGGATGTCCCTGGAGAACGCCGGTATCGCTACTAAGCAGTTCCAGGACCAGCTTATCCAGACTGCTAAGATCCACGGTAAGAGTGTCGACGAGATGATCGCTAAGGACGGGTCGTTCAGGCTCTCCCTCCAGGAGGGATGGCTGACCCAGGAGATCATGATGGAGACCCTCAAACAGATGGCCGGGGAGTACTCCGACGAGCAGCTCGCATCCATGGGTTACACCGAGGAGCAGATCGCTCAGATTCAGGAACTGGCCAAGACCGGTATGTCAGCGGCTCAGGACATCAAGACCTTCTCCCAGCTGATGGGTGTCATTGGCGAGGAGCTCGGTTCGTCCTGGGGTCAGTCATTCCGGATCATTTTCGGTGACTTCGAGCAGGCCAAGGCCTTGTGGACCCAGGTCGGAGCATTCCTCACAGGCCCGAGTGGTATTATCACCCAGATGGGCAACGCCAGGAACGCCCTCCTTCAGGGATGGGCGGACCTCGGTGGTAGGGAGAAGGTCCTCGAAGGGCTCGCTTCCCTGTTCCACGCCATGTGGGAGCCGCTCCAGCGCATCGGTCAGGCGTTCTCGCAGGTCTTCAGCGGTCCATCCGCCGAGGGTCTGTACAGCATCTCCGAGGCCTTCACCAACTTCATGGCCAAGCTGGTCCCCAGTGAGTCGACTATCGAGTCCCTTGGTATGTACTTCGAGGCGTTCTTCCGAGTCATCAAAATAGGTGTTATGGTCCTGTCGGATTTCGGCAAGATCGTGGCATGGATCGCCGGCGGAGCACTCAAGGGACTCGGGGCTCTTATTTCCAGTCTTCGTGGTCACACTGCGGATTGGTCGTGGCAGCTCAGGGACCACGTCGTTGCAATTCAGGAGTGGTACGACAGCCTGAACGTGGCCGAGAACGTCATCAAGGCCATCATCTGGACGGGTAAGGGTCTCAAGCGCATCTGGGAGAACTTCTCGGAGGGATTCCACGACGAGATCACGCCCAGCCTCAGGCGACTCAGGGAGGCCTGGGACGCCCTGTGGGAGGCTCTGAAGTCCGCGGGCTCCAGTATCAAGGAAGCCGTGGTCGGTCCATTCCGGGAGCTCAAGCAGGGCGCCCAGGAGGTTGGCCAAGCACTCGGTATCGTTGGCGAGTCCACGGATGATGCGGGCGACTCCGCCGAGGAGAACGAATCAAAGTTCACCAAGCTCAAGAACAAGATCGTCGACCTGTTCGAGTCCGCCTTCAAGAAGTCCTACTTCTGGGGGCAGCACCTTGCCGACCATCTTATTCCCGCCATCGAGAAGCTCACAAGCTTCATCAACTGGCTGACCGAGTGCATCAACAAGCAGGCGGTCGTCGTCGAGGACTGGTTGACTCCGAAGATGCGGACTCTTGCCGAGCTCTACGACGAGATCTCCACAAAGTTCAGCGAGTGGGCCGAGCAGATGAAGGACGGCCCGGATATTGCCTGGCTCTCATCCATCGGCGGTATTCTCAAGTCCGTCGGGTCGGGTGTCTGGGGCGTCCTCAAGAATCTGGCGACCCTGAACTTCGACTTTGACGTCGAGCCGTTCAAGAAGGCCTTCAGTGACCTCAAGACGCTCATGGGCGAGTACGCCGAGTCCGTCAAGTACGGCTGGAGCACCACCAAGGACTTCATCGCCAATCTCGAGCTCAAGGACAAGGCGACCGCGGGATGGAAGAACTTCGTCAAGCTCATACAGGGCATCGGCAAGGTTCTCGGAGCCATCGGGAAGGTCGCTGTCGTCGCCGCAAAGGCCCTCATCGAGCCGTTCAAGGGTGCGTTCAGCGAGCTCAAGGAGATGGCTGACAATGGGGACTACACCGGCATATTCGACAGTATCCTGAAGGCTGGAGCCCTGGCCACATTCATCGCCATGGCTCGCAAGGTCATATCCACCCTCAAGGAGTGGGGGCAGGCCGGATCCAATTTCGCAGGAATCCTAGGTAGTGTCAAGGACACCATTGACGCGTTCAAGGACTCGATGGAGGCCACGACCAGCAAGGTCAAGGCCACCACGATTCTTCTGCTCGCCGCTGCGGTCCTCGTTCTGGCGGGCGCCCTATGGGTCGTTGCTCAGATACCGGCCAGCAAGATCATCATGGCCGGATCCGCCCTTTATTTCATGTTCAACATGTTGAAAAAGGCCGAGGACGAACTGTCCGAGTCCAACGACAACAAGGACATGAAGGGCATGGCCAAGCGAATGCTGGCTCTGGTCGTGTTGGCCGGGGTAGCACTGCTTCTCGGCAAGGCATTGAGTAACATCGGGTCCATGGACTGGGATGACATTCTCAAGGGCGTCATCGGACTGTATGCAGTCGTGAAAATGATGATATCCATGGCCGACACTACGACCAAGAGCAATGTCGATCTGCTTGCTTTCTCCCTCGTGGCGGTTCCTCTGGGTATCGGTGTCTGGCTGCTTGCTCAGGCGGTCAAACCTCTGGGAGAGATGAGCGTATCCGACCTGGCTCAGGGCGTTATCGCACTCGGGTTGATCATGAAGATGATGTCCATGATGTCTCAGATGGGCACGGTCAAGATCAAGAAGGCCTCGGCCTTCGCATTCCTCGCCCTGGCCCTCACTATGAGACAGATCGCCAAGGTCCTCACCGAGATCGGTGAGCTGTCCTGGGGGGATACCATCAAGGGCATCATCGCCATGGACTTGTGCCTCACTTCTCTGGCCGTGGCTGTATCCAGGCTCGGTGAGGGCGAGGAGGGGCTCGGCGGTAAGCATCTTGTTGGGGCTCTGTCTGCTCTCATTCTCGCAGTCACACTCAAGATCGTTGCCAAGGAGATCGAGAGCTTCGCTACGATGGACTGGGGAACCTATGCCAAGGGTCTCACCATGATGGCTGTTGCTCTGGGCATCCTAGTCGGCATTTCGAGCCTGGGCGGCGGAAGCCTCGGCGGTGCTGCGGGCTTGATGATCACGGTTCTGGCTCTGGCCATGTTGGTCCCGGTCATGCGTACTCTGGGCGAGATGGACTGGGGGACCGCAGGCAAGGGCATTGCAATCATGGCGGCGGCTCTTGGTGCACTCGTGGTCATCGGCTACATCGCCGAGGGAGCCGCCATCGGACTGGTCGCTCTGGGCGGCGCCATATTGATGATCGGCTACGGTGTCGGCCTGGCCACCGATGGCATCGCCAATCTGGTGAATGCTATTGCGAACCTGTCGACAACTGGCGCAGAGGGCGTCCAGACATTCCTGGACGCCGTCGACGGATTCATCGAGCGGATGCCTGCCATGGGTACGGCCATCGGCGAGGCCTTCATCAACTTCATGCAGGTCTTCATCGATAACCAGGGCACCATCGTCGAGTACATCAAGGTCGTTCTGACGTCCGCGGCCCAGGCGATGATCGAGTCCATCCCGACGTTCGTCGAGCTCATGATCACCATCATCCACGCGATCATCCAGGTGGTCTACGACTGCGCTCAAGAGATCATCGACTGCGCCATATTCCTGATCATCACCTTGTCGGATGCTCTTATTCAGAACATGCCGACACTGGTTGAGAGGGGTTCCGACCTCCTCACGTCCTTCCTCGAGGGTCTGTCCTACAAGATTCCCGAGATCGGGACCAAGGCGACCGACTGCATCGTAGCATTCCTTCAGAGCCTCGGCGACAACATGCCGAGGATCACACAGGCGGCGTTCGAGACGATCATCAAGTTCATCAACGGACTCGCCGATGCCATCGAGAACAACTCGGGTGCCTTGATGGATGCTGGTATCCGACTCATCACGGCGATCAGGAACGGTATCGTCAACGGTATCAAGCAGCTCGTATCCACAGGTGTCTCCGGGATGAGGAATGCTGGACACAGGCTCGTCGAGGGTCTGAAGAACGCGATCAAAGGCAAGATCGAAGAGGTCAAGCAGACGATTCGCAATTTCGGTACCAGCATCGTCAACACGACCAAGCAGGTATTCGGCATTCATTCTCCTTCTCGTGTCATGTTCGAGATCGGTGAGTTCCTGATGCAGGGTCTGACCAACGGTATCTCGGAGAACACCGAGCAGGGGATCGACGCGGCCTCTGCGATGGCTCACGACACCGTCGACGCGCTCGCCAAGGGCTTCGGCAACACGAAGGATATTTGGAACGACACGTTCGGTGGCGACATGAACCCGACGATCAAGCCGGTTCTGGACCTCTCACAAGTGGAGGAGCAGGCCAGCAAGATCCAGGAGCTTCTGCCGCAGGACGATATTCAGGAGAACCTGTCGGCCAATATGACGACCCAGCTCGCGGGCAGGGCCGTCCAGGGCGCTCAGTCCCGCGTCGGCGAGACTGTGAATGAGACTGTGAACAACGGCAGTAACGTCGTGTTCAACCAGTACAACACGTCTCCCAAGGCTCTGTCCGAGACGGAGATCTACAGGCAGACACACAACCAGATCGAACAGTTCAGAGGAGCCATGTACGACTTATGATCGAGTCCATAGAGTTCCTGACATATCGTCAGCACAGGATCGTGCTCTCGCTCACGAACCCGTGGGTTGAGGGTGTCGCGGTCAAATCCGTCGACGGTCTGTCGGCAACGAAGGCCTCGATCAATACCACGGAACTGGCTCTGACGGACGTGGCGATCTTCAACGGCGCGAGGGCGGGAATGAGGAACCTCAAGATCAAACTCGCGCCGTTGCCATATCCTGACATCGAGACGACTCGTCAGCGCATATACTCCTGGTTCCAGATCAAGCAGCCCATGTCCGTATACATCAACACGGACAAGCGCAGGGTCAGGACCGAGGGATACGTTGAGTCGGTCGAGGCGGATATCTTCTCCAAGGATGAGGAGATCAACGTCAGCATATTGTGCCCGGATGCCTACTGGCATGACGCCGACACGACGATCAACCAGAACCTCGAGTGGAAGCGAGACATCGGTACTTTCGAGTTCGACTTCATGGATGAGCCTTCTCCCTCGCTCGAGTTCGCCAAGGATCGTGGAGTTCTGTCCGCGGTCATCGACTACAATGGCGAGGTGGAGACCGGATTCACCATGATATTCCGGTTCCGACCAGGAGCCAAGCTTCCGATCACGGTCACCGAGACGTTCTCCGGGGACACCTTCAAGCTCACCGGAGCATTTCTCGACAAGACGTATTACAAGGTCGACCCGATTGTCGGCGGCGACGTCGTCACTGTCAATTCGCGGGTGGGGTCCAAGTACATCATCCGGACCAGAGGCGATCGCAAGGACAAGTTCCTGGCGGCACTGGACCGGAACTCGGACTGGCTCAAACTGAGGCCCGGCGTGAACGAATTCCAGATCGCCATGAATGATCCTACGCTGACCGACGTCTATTTCTCAACCGACGTTCTCTACCAGGGGGTGTGACATGTATCTTGCTGTATTGGATGAGTCCATGATCATACAACATATTTGCGAGGACTACAAGTCCGTCGTCTGGACGGAACGATTCCACGGATTCGGGGACTTCAAGCTTGTTGTCCCCGGAACCCTGGAGAATCTGAGGACTTACCAACTGGACTACTACCTGTACACCAAGGGCACGAACAAGCTCATGATCATCGAGCAGGTAGAGCTCAATACGGAGTACGGCAAGGAATCCCTGCTGACGATCAGCGGGCGAAGTCTTGAGTCCATATTGGACCGACGTGTGATGCACCCTTATCCCATGTGGGACGGCACTTATCTGTGCAAGCACGAGCGAACCAGAGGCAAGGTCAAGGACGTCATCAAGCACTACACCAACTTGCTGTTCAAGCAGCGGGATTCTCTGGACGCATCCCATGAGCGCCACGTCATGGGATTCGGATGGTACTCGGTTGATGAGTTGCCGGATGGCATTCGCAAGGGGCGACCGGTTTCGTCCTTGGATATCGGTAATATTCAGGTGAGCTCGGCCGGTTACGTTCGCGGCATGAGTCTGAACGCATCCTACAATAACATTGGCTACGACGACAAAGATCCGTATACCATGGAAGGATCCTGGTACAAGCTCGTTCAAGAACTTACCGACTTGACTATGTCAGGGTGGGCGATCGAGTACAATGGTGAGGATCCGTATTACTGGTACGGTTACACATACAATGGCGTCAATCGGACATTCGGTCAGGGAGAGCGCCCCGCTGTTGTATTTTCGCCGAAGTACGACAACCTGTCCAAGGCCACATACTTCAAGTCCAAGGTGTCCACCCGCACCAAGATATTCTCGGGCGCCGTCAAATTCACGGTTCCGCAGAAGCTGGCCATGTCCGGTGAGTATCTGGATCAGAACACGGACTCCGCCATGCAGAACAACTCGGTCACCGTAGGCACCAAGGGCTTGGGTCTCCGTGAGGGATATCTTCAGTCGCCATCGGTTGAACATACCAACGGGTACATGGAATACCAAGAACAGGCTACCGGGGACAAGAAGTATGGAGTGGGGTCCATCGATCCAAATTCCATTTACCGCCAGATCCACGAGCAGTGCAACACCGAGCTGTGGAAGCACATGCCCATCGAGATGTTCTCTGGTGAGGCCGCTCAGCAGTCCATGTACGTCTACAACGAGGACTTCTTCCTGGGGGATTTCGTCCAGATCCAGAATGAGTTCGGGCAGCAGGACATCGCTCGGGTGACCGAGTACATCCGCACGTCTTCGGACTCGGAGGGGGACATCTTCTACCCGACGTTCGAGTCCTTGTCCGATATTCAGAAGTCGAAACCGGGGTTGAACATCACATGACAGAGAGATCAGGATTCTTCGTCTCCATCAATGGGGACCGGAAGTACTCCGCGGACGACTTCGGACGGATGTTCGACGGGGTCATTTCCGACGGCATCTTCCAGAACTGGGGGCGGGCCTACCAGGTCGTCAAGGGGACCGGACGGACCATCATCATCCAGTCCGGTCGCGCCTGGCTCAAGGGGCACTGGCTCGAGAACGACGCGGAGCGGTACTACAACCTCAACCCTGGTAGTACTGACGGCGATCGCTACGACGCCATATATATCCGGGTTGACAACACCCGGGCTGTTCGCGTCGCCGGTATTCGAGCTCTCCAAGGGAATCCGAACGAAGGAATTCCTCATCCTACGCAGACCCCCGACAACTACGAGGTCCTCATCGCCGCCGTCCGCGTCCCCAGGGGCGCCCAGGACGCATCAGCCTTCGAGATCATCGACTGCCGTGGCAAGTCCGGGACCGAGAACGCCCAGTGGGCCCAGAGCGTCATGCAGCCCAAGCAGATCGCTCTGAACAACAAGTTCGATTTCCTGAACGCCTTCAACAACGACCCGAACCTGAAGAAGGTCATCACACGAGGCAACAACCTCGGCAAGACCATCACGGCCGCCCAGAAGATGGCCATCCGTAACGGCACGTTCGACGGGATGTGGCTGGGCGACTACTGGCAGTTCAATGACAACACCTGCCGGTGGATCATCGTCGACTTCGACCGATATCTGGATCACCCGAACGGAACGAACCAGCACCGGATCACGATCATGAGCGACCGTAATCTGGGCATCGACAACATCGGCGAAGCCGGATGGTGCAACAAGGGCTGGAATGGCTCCAAGATGCGCCGCGACTACGCCGAGGGCATGGTGCGCTTCGCCTCCGCCCTTCAGGCGTTCGATATCTCGGACTTCAAGACCTTCCCGGTATTCGAGCCACACGAGTTCGAGAACACGGATAATTCCTGGGAGCTGACCGAGAAGAGCTGGGGCTGGGAGTACCCCAAGGTCACCATCCCGTCGGAATTCGAGATGTTCGGCTCCAACTTTGCTCATGTCCGGGTCAATGGAGGCGAGAACAACGTAGCTCCAATACCTCGTCAACTCAGCTATTTCCGTCTGGGCAACCCGATACCCTTCTCGGGTGAGTCGTTCTGGCTCAGGGATCAGGTGACCAAGAACCGCTTCGCCCTTTATTACGGCGACCAGCGGCATGTCTCATGGGCGGACTGGACTAGCAAGTACGGCGTTCGCCCGCTCATGTCTATCGGAGGCTGAATGCAACCCATGGTGGAGCTCGTGATCACTATTTTCGGCTCGGTCCTCACGAGTAGTGGGATCTGGGCGTATCTCCAGAAGAGATCCGAGCGACATGACGCCAAGACCCAGCTGATGCTCGGTCTGGCCCACAATCAGATCGTGGCCATGGGGACGGCATATTTGTCCCGGGGCTACATCACGATCGACGAGTTCGAGGACTTGCAGAAGTATCTGTACCAGCCCTATCACACCTTCGGCGGCAACGGGACCGCCGAGAAGGTCATGGACGCCGTGAACCGGCTTCCTATTCATTTCCCGGACACCAGAAGGAAGGACAAGCGTTTTGTCTCTGTCGAATCAGACCTACAACACCCTGAAGTGGACTGCCCAGATCCTGCTACCTGCCCTCGCCACCCTTTATCTGGCGCTGGCGGGCCTGTGGGGGTTCCCTCACACTGAGGCCGTCGTTGGCACCATCACCGCCGTCGACACTTTCCTGGGTGCCCTGCTGGGTCTGGCGTCGAAGAACTATGAGCCCAAGGTCGACGGCGTCCTCCATGTGGACCACAAGAACCAGGAGGTCTACGCCGCCCTCGAGACTCCCGCTGAGGACATGACCAAGAAGGACACCGCCACCCTCAAGGTGTCAGAGGTCGCCTGAGACGCGGATCAGACATGGATCATAATGATACCCCCATTTTGAAAGGAACACCATGTCCGACAACAAGCCGAATGCCAAGACCGCCCTGGATGACGCTTACTCCTTCATCGACGGCATGGATCCCGACAGTGAGGCCTACACGCACGCTCTCCGCAACATCAAGGACCTGGAGCAGATCCAGGACGCCAAACGGCGCCGCTTCTGCCCCAGTCCGGATGCTGTGGTTGGCGCTGTGGGCTCATTCGCCGGAATCCTCGCCATCTTGAAGGCCGAGCAGATATTCCCCGTCGCCTCGAAGGCTCTCGGATTCGTCGCCAAGATCCGCATCTGAGAATCAAGACCTAGGACCCCACAAGGGTTCTAGGTTTTTTCGCAAGAGCAACAAGGGCTATAATGAGACCCCAGAACTCCACGAAAGGAACTACCATGCTCCGCATCCTCGGATTCGCAGCCCTCGTCTTCTGGCCCCTTCTCCCTCTCCTCGCCGCTCACTTCGTTGCCAAGGCCCTCATTAAGCACTTCCGCAAGGTGGACGCCGAGAACGAGAAGATCTGCCGGACGGCTCAGACCAAGAATCCTCGCCCAGGTGCAAGCCCAATCTACGTACACTAATCTCACGCCCCAGAATCCGCAAGGGTTCTGGTTTTTCGATTCTGAAAAATTCCCGGGGTTAGAATTCGGAGACGCGATTTCCACAGGGCCCATAATGAGACCTCTCAAGAAAGGAACCGTCATGTCCATCATCTTCACCGTCTTCGGAATCCTCTCCTTCGGTATGTTCGCCTACGCCATCTACGCCCAGAACAAGCAGATAGAACAGCTCGAGAAGGTCGTCCGCGCCCAGCGGAAGACCATCGAAAGCCTGTCGACTCCGCTTCCTCAGGACGCACTCAGCGTTCAGCAGCGCTTCGAAGAGAGTTGGAACGAGATCAAGAGGATCTTCGACCAAGACATAATCCAGAACTGATATCTCACTCTCAGAGCCCTCACGGGTTCTGAGTTTTCGCGGGTTTCGCAAAGGCTATAATGAGACCAATACGAAAGGATCATATCATGCTGATCTCCCGCCTCGTCGAGAACCTGATCAAGTCGATCATCTACTGCGTTGGCATCTACGCCATCGTCAAGTGGTGCATCAATCGCAACAGGAACTCGAAGCAGGATTTCTCCAAGCCCATCCACATCGACACCAGTCTCTGATACCCATACCTAGAACCCGACCCGGGTTCTAGGTTTCTCGAAAGGAACGAACATGAATGACGCTGATGTCCAGGTTATCCATCGCGACGTCGACCGGGAGACCAACACAGTCCGAGTGACTCTCAAGGTGCCGAAGGACACGGACCCCGAGATCGCCAAGGCAATATTCCTCGAGGCCATCAAAAGCATGCAGGAGGACTACCGATGAACCTCTCAATCCTCAAGACTGTCCAGCCATTCGTCCTGCGCAACTCGCACCATATCCTCACGGGCCTCGCACTTCTCGGAGTCGGGGCGTCAGTGGCCCTGAGCGTCCGAGCCGACAGGATTATGCACGAGTGGGATATTGACGAGTTCAAGCAGCTCACCAAGGAGCAGCAGATCAAGCTGTACGCCCGCATATACGCTCCTCCGGCCATTGCCGTATTGGCCACCGGAGCCTGCATCGTCGGAGCCCATAGCATCTCGGTCAAGAGGGAGTCGTCGCTTCTCCTCGCCTACGAGGGTACTCGCCAGGTGTATGACCGTTATCGTGCCTCCGTCCAGGAGCGTCTGGGTCCGGAGGAGAAACAGATCGCCGAGAAGGCGGCCTCCAAGGCTCAGCCGGTTCCTCGTGAGACGATCGTCTACGGCGAGGGCGACTGCCTGTTCTACGACGCCTACAGCGGTCGTTATTTCAAGTCAACCGTCAACAAGATCGATCGAGTCGTCAACGAGCTGAACTACACCCTGCTTCGGGAGATGTGCGTCAGTCTCAATGAGTTCTACGCCGGCATCGGTCTTGAGGGCATTTCCCTGGGAGACCAGCTCGGATGGAATGAGCAGCGACAGATCGAGGTGCACTACGGCGCCAAGGTCTCGGAGGAGGGGAAGGCCGTCGTGGTCGTTGATTTCGTCGTCGAGCCCACGGAGAAGTGGTTCAAGTTCTCGTGAGACCAGCATAGGTTATGATGAGACCCCTCAAGAAAGGAACCGTCATGTTCAAGAACTCCACCGGCCACAAAGCCCTCTCGCTCGCCGCCGAGACCTCCGCAAGCATCACCGCCTCCGCCGTTATCGGCGCTCTCTGCCCCCCTGCCGGGGTGGCACTGAGCCTCGTATACACGCTCGGAAGCTCGATTCTCGGAGGTGCCGTAGGCGAGCCCGCAGGCCGTATTTGGGCCGACAAGATCGCTGATTACATCGACGCAGCACCCACCTCCATCAAAGACCTCAAGAACAACTAGACCGGCCATACCCTCCAACAGAGGGTATGAGCTTTCGCGATTTCCGCACGCCCCATAATGAGACCCCCATCAACTCGAAAGGATACTCTCATGACCGAGACCGCCGTTTCCACCACGACTCCGTCCGCCGAGCCCGTTGAGGACGACTCCCCCGTCGTCACCGTCAACTGGAGCAAGCTCGGCCGTATCGCCAAGAAGAGTGCTCGCTACGCCCTGCCCGCCGCAGCCGGCTTCGCAGCTCTCTGCCTGGTGAAGGCCCTTGCCTCCAGCGACGATGACACAGAGGAGACTGACTCGACGTCTTCGGACGACGTGGTTGACGCTGAGCTCGTCGACGACTCCGACGACTGATACAACCTCGACCCCAGGACCCCTAACACGGGTCCTGGGTTTCTCATTTTCGAAAGGAACGAACATGGAGCTTCAGACGGCCGTGGTGGTCACCCTCACCGAGAACGGCAAGACTGTCAAGCGCACGATCAAGAAGAGCGAGCAGTTCGACGAGCAGACCTCGTGGGACCATATCGTCAAGACGACGAAGTCGCTCGCCGGCATCACTCTCAACTCGATCGCCTGAGGAGGCATATTCATGATCAAGATGAACGTCAGCGCCGAGACCTTCGACGGCGACATGGTCACCGAGACACTCTGGTTCCACATGAACAAGGTGGATCTCATCGAGCTCCAGCAGTCGGAGCCGGGCGGTTTCACGGACACGCTTCAGGCGTTCATGTCCCGCAAGCCCGAGGACTGGACCATGTCGGATAAGTTCAAGCTGTTCGATTTCTTCCGCACCATGGTCGACAAGGCCTACGGCGAGAGGTCGTCGGACGGCAAGCGATTCCGGAAGTCCCCCGAGATCCTCGCCAACTTCAAGGACAGCATCTTCTACGACGAGTTCGTCCTGAGTCTGCTGGAGGACGAGGAGAAGAGTATCAAGTTCTTCAACGGCGTCATGCCAAAGTCCCTGATCGAGCAGGCGAAGAAGGAGCGCCCCGACGTCTTCAAGACGATCGAGGCCTGACATCCATATCCCGAGGAGGCCCCGGGGAGACTCGGGGCCTCCTATTTACCCAGAAAGGACGAACATGACGGACAACATCCCGATCCGAGGCGACCTGCCGGCCAACGCCCGCAAGTCCAAGCCCAGGCCCGAGCGCATCGTCTCCACGCCCGCCAGGATCGACAAGGGGTCGCTCGGACGCCAGGCTCTGAGCGCCTTCTTCGCCGAGGACATCAAGGAGGTTGGGAACTACCTGCTGTGGGATATCGCCTTGCCGAGCATCAAGAACGCCGTCAGCGATATCTTCACCTCGGGCATCGATCGTCTGCTCTTCGGCGGCGATGGCGGTCCCCAGCGCTCCAAGTCCAACAGGACCTACACCTCGTATTCCAATAGGACTTACGGCAGGCGCGAGACCCCGACAGAGCGGGTCTACACCCAGAGGGACCGCCGCGAGCACAATCTCGACTCCATCATTTTCGCCACTCGCAACGAGGCGGAGGACGTCCTGAACCATCTGATCAGCATCTGCGATCAGTACGACGTGGCGACTGTCGGGGATCTGTACGGCATGGCTGGGATCTCTCAGACGTATACGGACGAGAACTGGGGCTGGAGGGACCTGCGTGGAGCCAGGGCCGTCCGAGCCCGCAACGGGTATATTCTTGACCTACCGAAGCCGGAGGACGTTCGATGAAGGACGAGGATCGGACTACAGCGTACGGGGTCGGAGCCATATTGGTGGTGCTCGCGGTGACAGTCGGACTGATCGCCCAGGAGCTCTGGCTCGTGGCGCTCAGTCTCATGATGGTGGTTCTCTGGGTCGCCGTAGGATTCATTTACGACTTGTGGAAGGATGATGACGAGTGACAGTCGCGCAGATGCGCGCTAAGCTGCGCACGGCTTACGGAGCCGCTCCGGCGTGGGTCTCCAAGGTCGACAGGATGAGCGATGGACAGGTCGTCGCCGTGTACAACAAGCTGAACGAGAGGAAGTATTTCGCATCATGAGTCTCACCATTGTTACGCGCCTCATCGGGAAGGGCGCTCTTGTGGCCTCGAAGCACGCTCCGGCCATATTGACAGGCCTGGGCATCGCAGGATTCACCGCCACTACGGTTCTGGCGGCCAAGCAGACGCTCAGTGTCGGCGAGGCCACATGGGAGGACCTGAACGAGCTGTCGACGGTCAAGGCTGCCGAGGACGAGGAGAAGTTCGAGAAGAAGGATATTCAGATCGCCAAGGCCCGTGCCTGGGCCAAGCTCGCCGGCGATCTCGTCAAGCACTACGCGTTGCCGCTGAGCATCGGGACGGCCTCCGCCATTTCTCTGATCCTCGCACACCGCATTTCCGCCAAGAGGATCGCGGGTCTGTCCATGGCCTACGCCGGTCTTGAGGAGTCCTTCCGCAAGTACCAGGACAAGATGAAAGAGAGCCTCGGCGAAGAGACGGTCGAGAAGATCATCGACCACTCCAACGAGAAGGCCCTCGACGAGGCCAAGAAGCAGTACTACGACGAGACGGGGCGCGAGTTCCAGCTCAAGCCCGAGGAGTTCATGAGGGAGCTCGGGGTCTCGCCATATGCTGTCGTGTTCGATCAGAACGCTGGAGCCTGGGAGGGCAACGAGGACTACAGCCTCATGATCCTCCACGCCCAGGAGAACTACGCCAACGATATTCTGAGGACTCGTGGGTATCTGCTCCTGAACGAGGTCTACAAGGGTCTTGGGCTTCCTCAGACGAGCGCCGGCGCAGTGGTCGGCTGGGTCTACGACAACGAGGACGGCGACGGTATCGTCGAGTTCGGCAACTTCGAGGTCCTGAACTACCGGGACTACGACCCGGTCCTCGGACGAGAGGTGACCAAGTTCATCCTCGACTTCAACGTCGACGGTGTTATCTGGGACCAGATCGACAGGCTGGCCATTCGATGAAGGCGCTGTTCTTCATTCTGCTGGGTTATTTCATCGGACGACTGATCACGAGAAGGGAACGATAATGCATTTGCTGCCGGCGCTCGTCGTCGGTCTCACGGCGGGATTCCTCGCCGTGCAGGACTGCAAGGACGAGAAGTGGACCGTGGAGAAGGAGTCCGAGAGGGAGGTCGCGTATTCCGTCGAGGTCTTCCAACCGATCTCGGACGAGGAAGTTGAGGAGCACAATGAGATGAAGGAGAAGTACGAGAAGATCATCGACGACGAGTACCTCCGATTCGCCATGGAGGAAGACATTTCCGAGGAGATCGGTGACGATCCGGAGGAAGAGGAGGAACCCGTCGCCGAGGGCGAACCCATCCGTGAGATCACAGAAGCCGAGTACGACGAGGGAGCCTTCAACTTCGATCGGGTCGGTCTGATGTATTTCGCGGAGGATTGCATCCTCTGTGACGGCGATATGGTCACGATCGACAATGTGGACGAGTGGCTCGGCAATGTCGACCTCGAGACGCAGTCGGACGAGATCGTCGTCAAGTGGATCCGCAACTTCGATCTCTCCTACGATATTCGCCTCGAGATCATTGAGGACTCGTACTCCGGATCCCACTGATGGAACAGGAGTACTTCGACTTCCTGCTCTCATTCCTTGACGAGAGCGAGGATGAGCTGCCGAGCATATTCGACAGCCATCACCTCCTGTGGAAGCTCCACCATATCGAGTTTCGCTACTCTGCCATGATGGACCGCAATCGGGACATGGATGGCCGTGAGTGGCGGAACCGCTATGGCGGCAAGCTCTCACCGGCATTTTGCAAGAGTCCTGCCAGTGTGCTCGAGGTCCTCCTCGGGCTCGCTGATCGCATGGCCTTCGAACTCGATGACGAGGAGGGGCTCGACCCGTATTTCTGGGAGATGATCGAGAACCTCGGAATCAACTACACGGACTACCAGTTCGACAGCAGCGGCAACGCCCTTGACAGGAAGGTCGACAAGACCGTTCAGAGGTGGATGAGCCGTCAGTACGATTCCCACGGACGCGGAGGCATATTCCCTCTCGAGTCCGTCCCGGAGTTCTACGAGTCGGGTGAGTTCCAGAACCAGAACCGTCTTGAGCTCTGGTACCAGATGCAACTCTATCTGGCGGAGAACTACGACATATAAGGAGTCTAATGGATTTCTACGAGATTAAGGAGCGAGCCCTCAAATCGGGGACGACCGAGGTACGGCCGGCCTGGCGTGTTCTCCGATTCAAGGACCTCATGATTCGTGGGAAGTCCTTCTACGCCGTGTACAATCCCGAGACGCATTTCTGGAGTACTGACGAGTACGACCTGACGCGTATCGTGGACACCGACGTCGCCCGTCGATTCCAAGAGGCCTCAGAACGAGTCGACGGGTCCGTCTGGGCGCGGTATTTGGGGGACTACGACTCCAAGACATATGCGGAATACAAGGCGTGGATGTCCAAACTTCCGGACGTCTACCATCCTCTTGACAGCCGGATACTGTTCGCTGACCAGACCCCTAGAAGGGAGGACTACGCGACCAGAACACTCTCATATTCTCTGAGCGACGATCCGTGTCCCGCCTACGAGGAACTCATGAGCACCCTCTACGATCCGGACGAGAGGGAGAAGCTCGAGTGGGGCATCGGATCTGTATTCGCGGGGGACTCCGCCTGGATTCAGAAGTTCTTCGTGCTCTACGGGTCCGCCGGCTCTGGCAAGTCGACCGTTCTCAACCTCATCTCGAGGCTGCTGGACGGTCATATCGGCCAGTTCGACGCGGCGGCCATGGGGCGGCCGAGCGACCAGTTCGCCCTCGAGCCGTTCAAGTCGAATCCCCGGATCGCCATTCAGCACGATGGCAACCTTGCTAGGATCGCGGACAACAGTCGCCTGAACAGCCTCATATCCCATGAGCCGATGGTCATGAACGAGAAGGGAAAGTCCCTCTACACGTTCAAGTCCGAGGCGATGCTGTTCGTCGGCACCAACCTGCCGGTCCGCATCACCGACTCGAAGAGCGGACTGACGAGGCGTCTTATCGACGTGGAGCCCTCCGGTCGCAAGCTCGATATTCGACGGTACAAAACCATCGTGTCGCGTCTCGAGGACGAACGGGGCGCCATCGTCAAGCACTGCGTGGACTTGTACAAGTCCAAGGGTCCGTCGTACTACGACGACTACAAGCCGATCGGCATGATGAGCAAGACCAACCCCATCTTCAACTTCCTTGATTTCTATCAGGACGAGTTGGATGATGAGGAGGGGGTCACGCTCAAGCGCATCTACGAGATGTACAAGGAGTACTCCCAGACGTATTCGGACGGGAACATGTATCCCATGTTCAGGTTCAAGGACGAGATCCGGGACTACTTCGAGGAATTCCATGATCGTATCATGATCGATGGAGACCGCAGGCGCAAGGTGTACAAAGGGCTACTGAAATCTAAATTTTCCCAGGGGGAGAAAACGGTGAGCCCGATTCAGGACTGGACAGAGATGAGCGAGAGGGACTCATATCTCGACGAGCTCTACAAGGACCAACCAGCTCAGTACGCCAACGAGAACGGTCTTCCAGCATATCGCTGGGACGACGTCACCACCACTCTCAAGGATCTGGACACCAGGAAGGAGCATTATGTCCTTATACCCGAGCAAGACGTCGTCATCGACATCGACCTCGACAAAGACCGCACTCGATGCCTTGAAGAGGCTCGAAAGTGGATTCCCTCCTATGCTGAACTCAGTCGATCGGGGGGTGGAGTCCACATCCACTATCGATATTCGGGGGATCCGTCCGCGCTTTCCAGGATGGTTCGACCGGGAGTCGAGTGCAAGGTCTATTCCGGCAAGTCGGCCCTCCGTCGACGCCTCACCGAGTGCACGGCCCACCAGGGCCTTACCATTGTTGAGGACGGATATCTCCCCGTCAAGGAGCAGCCATTGATCCGACAGGAGGTCATGCAGAACGAGAAGTCTATCCGGAAGCTCATAGAGAGGAACCTGAGGAAGGAAATCCATCCCGGGACGAAGCCTAGTATCGATTTCATCATGAAGGTGCTGACGGACGCCAAGGAGTCCGGGATGGATTACGATGTGTCGGACATGAGGCAGAAGGTCCTCGCGTTCGCCATGAAGTCCACCCATCAGGCCGACTATTGCATCAAGCTGGTGCAGGAGATGCCGTTCTCCTCGGCGAGCGACCATGAGGAGACCTACGCGCTGCCGGACGACGACACCCCGATCATATTCGACGTCGAGGTGTTCCCGAACCTGTTCCTCGTGAATTGGAAGGTCCGGGGAGCCGACAAGATCCAGAGGATGATCAATCCGACTCCGAACGAGATATCCGATCTTGCCGCGAAGAGGCTCGTCGGATTCAACAACCGTCGGTACGACAACCATATCCTATACGGTCGTATCATGGGCTACTCGAACGAGCAGCTCTACCACCTCTCCCGCAAGATCATCTCCAACCTCATCAAGGAGGGATTCAGAGAGGCCTACAACCTGTCCTACACCGATATCTACGACTTCGCCGCCAAGAAGCAGTCCCTTAAGAAGTGGGAGATCGAGCTGGGCATCCATCACAAGGAGCTCGGTCTCCCCTGGGACCAGCCTGTGCCGGAGGAGCGGTGGGAGGAGGTCGCCGCGTATTGCGACAACGACGTCATCGCCACTGAGAAGGTCTGGGACCATCTGGAGGCGGACTGGGAGGCCCGTCGGATCCTCGCATCGATCGCGGGTCTCCCCGTCAACTCCAGCACCAACAAGCTGACAACTCAGATCATATTCCAGGGTCAGCGGGACACTCAGAAGTACTTGCGGTACACGGACCTGTCGGAGATGTTCCCCGGCTACAAGTATGAGTACGGCAAGTCGACATATCGTGGTGAGGAAGTCGGCGAGGGCGGCTACGTCTACGCCGAACCGGGCTACCACGAGAACGTGGC